TCCTTGTCAAGATCACAAACATTAATAGACCATACAGGTTCAAAGTTAGTGTTTGGATCTGTAACAGAAGCAAAGTATGCTGTTCCATTTATAACACTCATGGGTGTTCCTTTCTTTTTTTTTATTATTAATATCATTATTATAAACTACTTTTAATAAAATGTCAAGAACTTTTTAATGCGTTTCCGTCCATGTTGTTCCTATTTTATATTCGTTATCTAATGGACATCTAATCTTTAAAGTTCTTTCCGTATCTTTAATAGCTAATTTTGTTATCTTACAAAATTCTTCTACATCTTTATTTAAAACTTCAAATTGATATTCATCATGTACACTTGCAACAAGTTTAACATCTAACTCTTTTTGCTGTACTCTTGCCATCATATAAATAAGCCATTGCTTACAGATGATAGCACCTGCTCCTTGTAGTAATGTATTCAAAGCAGAATGAGGACTTCGTATATGAAGTATACGACCATCAATGGCACGAAGTATCCTTGATCTGGCACTCTTCTCAACTCTTGATCGTAACTTTCGTAGTGATGGAAGATTAGCTAAGAATCTATTAATTAATTTTGTTCCTGACTTCTTATCTAATCCTAGTATACTTCCTATTTTTTCTGAACCTGCACCATAAAGAAAAGCATAGATAAAAGTCTTTGCTTGATCTCTATCTTTAATACCTGCAAGTTCCATATTCTTTGTATGTATATCACCAGTTAATAATTCTTCTGTGTACTTATCATCCTTTAGATAATGAGCAAGACATCTTAATTCTAATCCATTTGTATCTGTACCCACTAACTTATGTGTTTCAGAATTAGATACTGTCCATAAATTTCTACATTCTTTTCCGTATTCTGAATGGACTGCAGGAATTTGTGCCATGTTAGGGCTATGATGTGCCATACGACCTGTTACAGTTCTTAATGTCATAACCTTACCATGTACTCTGCCATCATCTTTACAAGCTTTAATCCATGAGCTAATCATAACAGATCTTTTTTGTATAAGAAAATATCTAATAAACTTTTTAGCTAGTGGAATAAGATCAGGTTCAGTTATAGTTTTTAATACTGCTTCATTAACTACAACATGACCTTTATCTGTATGGACTGTAGGTTTCCATCCCCTATTAATAAATCTTTGTCCAATCTGTTGACGAGAGGCAATGTTAAATGGGATTTCTTTAGTCTTTGTTTTTAATTCAATGATGGTTGGTTCAAATGTTTGTAATGACCATTGTTCTAACTCATGTAACTCATCACTAAGTTGAGCATTTAATTTTATAGCTTCTTGTAAGTTCAAAGTGAATCCATTTTCTTCCTGTTGATCTAGTAAGTGTCTTACCTTATGTTCTAATTTTAAAGATTGTGAAGAAAAATCTGATCCTTCTCCTTCTAAATATTTTGCAAGAGCATATGTTATTTCTGCATCTTGTTTACAATACTCTAACATCTCAGGTGTGTATGTTTTAAAATCTTCAACATCCTTTTTAAGTTTTCCTAATCTTTTTCCCCATGATCTTAAACTATGACCATCTTCCCTAACAGGTTTAAACAATTGAGATTCAAGTAATGTATCTCTGATCTGTGTAGGTTTAATATCTGCATTAGTAAACTTATTTAATAATGGTGCATCAAATGAGATACCATTATGCATAATAAAATGGTCAATCTTTTTAGACCATTCACCAAATTCTAAACAGTTATCTTGTGTCCAAGATTTTACTTTTCCTGTGTGATAACACTTGGCAACAATACAATGTATCTTTGTTGCATCTTCTTTTAATCCATCTGTTTCTATATCAACTATTGCTGTTGTCATTTTTCTCATCCTCTTCTATTGCACCACACCAATTACATTCTTCATCTTTACCTACAGCCATTTCTGTTTCTTCTATAGGACAGTAATGATCCCACATCCTATAGATCCGTTTAAAGTCCATGAAGTTCTTTGGTAGATAAACCATTACAAAAGAATTGCATTGAGGACAAGACAAATTTGTTTCCATACAATACTCATCATCTTCTTCAATGTCATGATCTCCACCCCATATTAATTCTGTATTACAATGCCAACATTTCATACTGAAAAACTTTCTCCACATCCACAACTGGATTTAGCATTAGGGTTTGTTATTCTAAGTGAAGCTCCTGATATATCACTTACAAAATCTATAGTTGTATTCATTACACTTAATGTAGCAGTAGGATGGATATATAAAAAACCAAAATCTAAATCTATCATATCATTAGATTTCATATCCTCTTCTTTCTTTGGCATTAATTCCCATGCATATCTTAATCCTGCACAGCCACCACCATCTACTGCTAACATTACACCTTTAGCATTACCTTCAGTAATTATTTTAGATAGATGTTGATCTGCTTCTTTGGTTACTGTTACTATGTTTGTCATTATCTTCTCCTTAAAAATCCGTATCTTCTCTAAAAGGATTATCAACTTGTGTCATTCTTCCTGTATCCTTATTATAATGTAGGTAACAGGCAATACCTGTTTCACCTGTATATCTATTTTTTAATATACGAATGGTAGTTGTATTAGCAATTATTTCATCCTCTGATTGTTGATTTCTTTCCATTGCAATTACACTATCAGATAGATGGGCAATGCTTGCAGACCCACGAAGGTGTGATAGAGAAACTTCTTTTCCTTCTTCGTGTCCTCTATCCCCTGTAGGTCTGCGTAGGTGGGAAACGAGCAGTAGACCTATCCCTGTTTCCTCTACCAATGATCTTAGTTTAGTCATTAAAATATCAATAGACTTTCTTTCATCACCACCATCTTCCTGTCCTGATACAAGGATAGATAAGTGATCCAAGAATATCCATTTACAATCTAAAGATTTTGCCATGTATCTTATGCGACTTAAGATTTCATCATTGCTAACTGAACCGAAGTGATCAAATACAAAAAATCTTTCAGTTCCTACTGTTCTCTTTTGCCATTCCTCTAGTTGTTCTCTTGTAAATTTATTTCGTACTTCCTTAATATATAATCTAGCGTCAGCCTCAACAGACATAATATTAAAAGCTGTATTTTTAATGTTCTCTTCTAGTGCTAGAATTCCTATATTATCCAATGTATTTTTCATAATGTGATACATAAGTTCTCGCATGACTGAAGACTTACCCATACCTGCACCACTTGTAAAGGTTATAAGTTCACCTGTTCTCATACCATAAGTTTTAATATTCATATCAGTCCAAGGAAATAAAACAGTTTCACAATACTCTTCCTCATAAAGAGATGCACCTAAATCTTTAAGATTTATTATTCCTGCAGGTGTATAGGGCTGTGCTTGCCAGAACTCATTGGTAAATTGAACAGCTCTTCCCATCTTTAAATATTCATTGGCATCTTTTAAAGTTAATTTCATCACCTTACATTTGTTTGGTTCAAATAACTGTGCGACCTGTTGAGTAGCATCCTTTCCTTGTGCGTCATTATCAAAACAAAGAACGATAGTATCAAAGGATTGTAAATATTCTAAAAATTGTTTGCAATTTTCTACTGCACTATGAACACCATTCTTAATTGAAATGGCAGGATATTTCTTTCCCATCATTTGATATACAGACATGGCATCAAGTTCACCCTCTGTTACAGTAACTATTTTTCCACCTGATTTAAATAAGTTTTGACCAAAGAGTAAGGCATCACTCATGTTACCCTCACTCCAAATCTTTTTACCCTCTACCTGTCTTATCTTACTTGCTATATGGCTACCATCAATATTATAATATTTATATATGTGATGTGAAATATTTTCATTATCTTTTTTAACAACAGTATCATATCTCTTAACAACATCTTCATCTATTCTTCTGTCAGGTATGGCACTTGTAATTCCTTTCCAAGATAAATCTTTTTTATCAGTTATGTTAATTATTTTTTCTGTTTCCATTGTAAAATCCTTATCCCCCTTAAACCATTTTCTGCAGGAAAAACAAAAGGCATGACCATCAGTATGAATATTTAATCCCTTACTTGATCCACATGATCGGCAATGTTCTCTTCTTATCCATTCTTTAGCCATTATATATTCCTTATCTAAAATGTTATTATGGGTGTTAATCC